TAAAAGGTAACAACACTATGTGAATAAACAGTAGTCACTTCTTCATCATAACGTGTCTCAATACTGCATACTCTTTTAGTTGATGCTTGTGCATCAGAATTATCGTGTCCGATAATCCCACCAAGTACTGCCCCTGCGGCCGCACCGTTGTCTTTTTTGGTAACTACTTTACCAAGGATACCACCAATGATAGCACCTTTAAGTGTATCACCAGTTTTATCTCCACCAGACGTAACATTCGTACACACTTCTACATTGTAGGGTACACGATTAATTACATTCTTGTTTATATCTGTAACTTGTGCATCATGGGCATACGCCGTGGTCGACAACGCCATCATGGCACAAAGTCCATAAGTTAGTTTTTTCATTTCTACTCCTTCACCGTTTTTACCACTGCTCCAGTTCCGAACAATTCGTATCCGTCCTTCGCCTTAGTAATCTTTACATAGGTTTCCAACACTGCACACATTTCTTTTGCAGCATTAATTGCATCACCTAAAGTTTTATAAATCATCCTTAATTCTCCACATCAATATACACTATACATCATTTAGATAGCTTTGTCAAGAGGTATTAACTCTTTTTCTCCAGTTTTTTCATCTTTTTCTACTTTGATGAAATTACCTCGTTCTAATTTTTCCAACATAGTAGATACTATATCTTCAATCTTTTCTTTCTTCCCCACATGGACACCAACATAATAGAAAATGGCGAGTAGTCCTGTGGCAAGAAGAGAATGCTCTAATCCTGTCATGTAATGCTCCAATAAAATGATATGTCCAAAATATTTATGTTGCTAGTCATTTGGGGCATACTCCTTTTCAAACTCAGTTATAATATTCTTCTTTTTATTTAGAAGCGACTCAACAGAGTTCAGTGCCATCCTCTTTTCATCAGACGCACCCTCGTCCATAGCAATCAACAAATTCTCAAGAACACTAATATCTTCTAATACATCAACCATTACGCAATCTCCCATGATTTAAATTTCACAATTTTTTCTAACTTCTTGACTAGTTCTCTACCATAGTCAGAGAAGAGAATTCCTTTGTCCCATACCCAAGACTCTAAATCTTGTCCGTGATAGAACTCTTCATTTTGAGTCAACCACCTTAATGCAGTTTCTTCATTACCAGCACCCAAGTCAATAGTTTCTTTGACAAGAGTTTTGAATTCTGTAATCGCAAGTTCTTCTGCTTTCTTTTCTGCTTTGAAGTTTTCTTCATTAATCTTAGAAGCAGATTCGATTTCAGTATTCAACTCTGCATCTGTCATAGATGCAAAATCAACAGAACGAGCATATGATTTACTGTATGCATCAGCAACACAGTAGTAAGCAGTCTCTTCAAGTTCAGTTCTTAGGAACTCTGCAAGAGTACCAGATGGAACTCTGTCATTCCAATACTTGGTATCTTCTGGTTCAACCATAGAACCCATCCAACAACCATCTTTTTTAGAAAATTCTTCTGCCTCTTTTCTTTGGGCATTGATATAATCTTTAAGTGCTTTTTCCATAATCAAACCTCTTTTCTCATCATTACTAGCATAGTATACATGTTTTTAGAACAAATGTCAAGGCCTAAATTGAACCTTTTATTCCTTGTTCTTTTGCAGCCTTGAACATTATTTCAGTTAGGATTGGCTCCATCTTATCTTCAATCTGTTTCCATCTTTCACCAAATATACGATACTGTTCACCATTTCCAGGCAGGGGCATAAACCCAAAGAACTGTCTAAACTCTGCTCTACGGTTTCCTAGTGCATTATTGAATAAATCGTATATCAAATTTGATGCAATCCTAAAGCGTTCCAAATTTTTGTTCTTAGAACGTGGGAAATCACATTTCCCCTGTAAAGGAACTAATTCAGACAATGCCTCATTAAGTTTCTCAAAACCAGAATTAAGTCCCCATGAATTTGTAAACAGTTCTTGTTGTGTCATATTATCCCTCTACTCTATCGTGAATTGGAACAGCACCATAAAATGATGAACCCATCATTTCTTCAACTTTTTCACTGAACCTTGAATCGGAAGTTGCACCGTAGTTTCCACCGAACATAGTCCATGAACCCTTTTCGATTTCTTTCACTGGAACGATATTGACAATTGTTCTACCCATAACATTCCTTGAAACTAATTGTGCTTCGGGATATTCTTCACTAGGATTGAAAGGCCCACTCACATTTGAAATGCAAAGTCCTTTACAATTTGCAGACACCCCACCATTTGTGCAATCACCTAGATTGCTCTTATATACGTTAATATGTAAACCCATATTATATCTCCTTTATGATTGATTTGACAAAAGAACTGAATGGGCAACTTACTTCCCAATCTTTATTCTCATAGTCGATTATTAATATATCTTCACCACCGTCAGGCCCACAACAGTGTCCAACGATTTCTGCGATTTGTGAACCCATCTCACCAATTTTTTCATTGAATGAATGAACCTCAAATTTTCTACCAACTGTATCCATAATTATTTCCACTCCAAGTTATTATCTTCAATCAAAATGTCTCTGACTCTTTCTCTGTCAAGACTGTCTCCACCACCCCATGTAACTTTATCGTTTAGGGATTTGATGTACTTACTAGTCGCAGCGATAATCATTTTGGGAGTCGCACCAATCGGATAAACCGCATCGGGAACATTACCATAGAAAGACTCTACATAAGCACAGAAATCTACTACGTCTGAAACTATCACATCAACATTATCATTATTAACCATATTTTTAAGTTCCTTTCTCATTGTTTATAAGTATATTATACATGTTTTAAGAACAAAAGTCAAGGCCTAATTGCATCTTTTTTTCAATTATTTTTGGCCTTTCATCTTAACTATATCGTCAGGTCGAGTACACATTTGCATCAATTTAAACCCTTCTTCTGCAAGAATCTTTGCATCATCATGGTTTTCAAACCCCTCTTCATCTGCAAAATCCATACTACTTGTGTAGTACATAGTTGCATAATCGGGGTCGATATTATGAGTATCCATCACATATTTGAAAGTCTTTGCAGTCTGGATGTTTCCAGCAATCAAGTTTCCAGCACCCTTGTAAATCTCAAGTCCACCGTTGTTCGCACTGATAAAAATTGTTTTCTCTGTCATAATTAAGTTCCTCTCTCATTGACTATACATATACTATAACTTGTTTTCATAACAAAGTCAAGGCAATTCGCTAAAAAAGGCCAAAAAAAATCCCTGTAAAAACAGGGACTTAAAAAATAATTTAATATTTTTTGTTAGTTTATTTTGTCCAACCATCTCTTGGTACATGTTCACCCATTGCAATATGTCTAATATCACCACGGCATATACCCATGTCATTTAATTCCCTGTCAGTAAGACTGGCAAGTTCTCTGTAGATTTTTTTGTCCATCTTTGGTGTAATAGAATCTCTAAAATTCTTGTAAAGATTAGAAACTATATCACAAAACGCACAGTAAGTTTGTGTAAGTACAGTCATTGTTTTTTCATCCTATCCAATTCTAACATAAGTGCTTTCGCTTCCTTATGGTATCCTTGTTGAGAAAGTTGTGCAGCTGCTCTAGCAGTTCCAACAATCTCAGCATGTGCAACAATACCGTCCCATACCTTGCTTACTAAATGTGCAACCTTTTCACAGATTTCACAAGTTTCTTGATAAGTGTGTTTCAACACTAATCCGATAGACATATCTACGTTCTCCTTTTTTTAAGTGACATAACATGGTCATAAAAAGCAACAACATCATCATCTCTAAGATGTTTTGTTTCATTCGCATACTCAGTCCGAATAAAGCGAACAATATCAACAGAGTTGCTTCGGTGTGGAATTAATTTCGCAAACCATTTACCCATTGACTTCTCCTACTTTGTTTTGGTTAATGAATAACACGCTCACAAAAGTGCTCACCAATCTCAGGCAGATAATGAAATACTCCTATGGGGGGTTATTCGCACTTATTTATACAACTAGGACAGTTGCTATGTCTTTTTTAGTGGAATTATTTTTGCATACCCATCGTAACAAATTTGCATAGCTCTTCTTTGAGAACTTTTGATGAACCAACTCTGACGTTTATTATTCCGTTGTAGTATTCATCAGTTAATAAGACTTCTCTATCGAACTGCTCTTTTGCTTCTAGGTAACTAAGCATGCCTCTACTTTGACAGTAGTGCAAAATCTCTCGTGTGAAGTTTTCTTCACCGAACTCTTCAACGTCAGCATTAAGGTGGTCGGAAGAACCCCAATAGGTTTTCCAATCGCTCTCTTTCGTTGAACGTCTTTTGTTCTTCCGACCTTTGAGGGGGGGTTTGGTAACTTTAAACCTTGCGAGTTTCTTACCAATATATTTTTTATTATTTGCTAGGTTTGTAATAAGATAAACGAACCCCTCACAATCGAGTGGGAGCTCGTTTACTTCTTCACCTTTGTATGTCCACATAACTACTCATCTTCGTCAAATACTTCGATATCATCTTCGTTATCTATATTTAGACTGTCCCCACAAAAGGGGCAATGAGCAACTGGATAGTATCTCTCTTCCATGTCATGTTGAATTTTAAAGACTGCATCACAGCCTTCACAAGTTATTATTTTTATCATTAACTATGCTACTTGAGATTCATAAACATCGTCCCACTTTCCTGTCAAACCAGCAACCTCATATTCGGTTACTCTGTTCTCAAAGAAGTTAGTATGGTCTGCACCGTTAAGTACCCACTCTAACCAAGGTAGGGGATTGTCCTTCACTTTGAAGTTTGGTTTCATCCCTAATTGAAGTAATCTTCTATCAGTGATATACCTTATATATGTCTTTACTTCAGAGGACTCTAAACCTTCAATTTCTCCAAGTTTATATGCCAAGTCAACAAACTTATCTTCTAGTTTAACTGCTTGTCTTGCCATCTCGTAAATTGCAGATTTGAATTCGTCATCAACAATACGAGGATGTTCTGCACAGTATGCTTTGAATAGTTTTGAAATGCCTTCAACGTGGATTGATTCATCACGAATACTCCACTCAACTACTTTACCCATACCCTTCATCTTACCGTAACGCTGAAAGTTTAACAACATTACGAATGATGCGAATAGTGCCACACCTTCATTCATAACAGACTTTGCAAGTGATAGTCCTAGTCCACGAACTGTGTTAGGGTCACTATCCATCATAAATTCAATCTTATCTGCCATCTCTTGATATTCTAGGAAGGCATGATACTCGGCATCAGATAACCCAAGTGTCTCATTAAGAAGTGCGTATGCAC